TCAATGTTACCATTCATTGAACCATTTATAACTATATAGTCGCATTCAAGCTGCTCCAACATGGCACGTGCAACTGTAGTTTTACCCACACCTGCACGGCCAGTTAGAAGCATATTTGGAATAGAACCTTTATCAACAAATTGTTGAAAAGTATTCTTTAGTTCGGTAGGCAAAATACATTCAGATACCGTCTTTGGACGATATATTTGAGACCACAAAAAATCATCACGAACCATGATATAAACCCTTTTTCAATTACTTTCCCATGCCCAATTTACAATTACCCAATCATCTAGACAATCTTCAAATGAATAATTATTATCTACATGATCTTTACCAAACTTTTCACACATTTTTCCATACCAATATGGATAATATGTTTGTCTCACGTCTTCTTCCGACACTAAAACAATTTCATTATCTCCATCATCGGTCATTTCATTATAACAATAATATCTCATGTAATAATAATTGTCTCATAAAGTTTCTGAAACTCTTCCATCTCAGAAACTTCATCGGTAAAATTATTTTGATGATATACCTTTGCCATCCTACGTAGATACTTCTTATTCAATTGATACTTCTCAGACGCGGCAATAAGGGCTTCTTTAATGTAGTCCTTTTCTCCCGCAATACGTGTCATTGAATTAGAGATTTCCTGCATCACACCACGCAACTCATGCTTATCTTGGTCAATCATAATTAATCTCCATATGTACTGGTTGTTTCAGTTGCAATCCAGTATTCTACTTCAGAATCATGGGAAATGAAATGGCCAAGGCCCTTGACTATGGACACCTTATAATCCTTATTCAATAGCTTTAGATTATTGCATGAGAAGATAATCTTAAACTTCTTATCTTCTGGCTGCAAATCGATCTCAAAAGAATTATTGGTAGGGTTCTTGACATCAACTGCCTTACACAGCAAACGGTCTCCAGTTCCTTCAACCGCAATCTCAGGTAGCTGAAGAACATTGGCTCCCTTCATAACACTCTGAAGAGTTTCGTTCTTAAGGTCAAATACAGCGTATGGATCATTCATCTTAATCTCCTTCTTGGGAGGAACGACCATAGTAACTGGATCTGCAAAGATAAAGTTTACACTTTTCTTGCCATCAGAAATCTTAATAAAGTTTTCATGTAAAGTTAACTCAGGATCATTAAATAAACTTAACACTCCCAAAAACCTATTCAAATCGAAAATACCAAAGTCCTTTTCAATGGTTTCATCAATCTTAGCTTTGGCCATTATAGTCTTAAGCGGAGAAATCGTTGTTAGATTATTACCCGCTTCAAACATAATAGATGGGTTAATGGTGCTAAAATTCTTCAGCACCTGTAGTGTCTTCACTCCTAGTTTCATCATGGTTTACTTCCTATTTTTCTTCAACAAACTTGCATCAGCTGTAGCTGCTGCGCCAATAGAAGCTAGATCTGCAAGAGAACCGCCAAAAATGTATGTACCTACATGCTGTAGTTGCATCCAAGGACAGAACCAAACCTGCATTCCAATCTTCTGAACATCATAGCAAAACTTATAGTCTTCAGACAGATAACGCTTTGATGCTGGATCAATAATACAATCAAAGTATGCCATAATCTCACGTGATCCATCAAAATGTTCTGTACGAACGTGGTCAGGTTTGTAAGAATATTCTGGATATGCTTCTGCATACTTTTCAAATGTACGACGGCGTACCATCATGAATCCAGTTCCAATCTCAGAAACTTCAACGGGCTTACCGATTGGAATCTGATGTTGCCCAGACTTAGGATTAAACACATAGTCGCCTACGAATTTCTCTAGACGATTTGGATCTTCATCAGCCACGCCCTTATCTACGGCTAGCTTAATCTTTTCCCAAGAGATACACTTCTTTGGATATGGACCACCAATTACGTCATAAGGGCTTGTGTCATCCTGAATTGCTAGAAGAGCAAGCACATCTTGTGGATTAAACCCAATGTCAGAATCAATAAACATTAGATGTGTTGCGTTTGATCTCATAAACTCATCGCAGCAATAGTTTCTAGCGCGAGTAATAAGCGATTCATTAAATAGGAAATATAGTTGAAGCTGTATTCCATATTGTGTACACAATGCAGAAAGATCTGCCACAGATCTAGCAAACATTCCAGCACACTGGCCACCATACATTGGGGTAGCTAGAAAAAGTTTACGTTGACGTAAATCTTCTACTGGAACCTTGATAGAAAAATTATTATTCTGATCTTCACTCATTAATATCTCCTCTTTTTGATTTCCAACAATCACATGAATAACACATATCATCTGGATGCTTTAATGGATTACTCTTGTAACACGTCATTATAACACCTGAATTCACACTCATAGTTCCGGTTAAGCTATTAAGCTTTGTATAGTCTATTGCAAAATTAGATTTAGAGGAAGGAGATAGGTTTATTGATTTACCACAATCTTCATCTTGATTATGGACATATAGCTGAATAATAGCATAATGTATAATCTTCAAAAGATCTTTTTTGTTGTATCCGTCCTTTTTACCATATCGTTTTGCATATTTTATTATGTTTCCAATACAAAAGCCTGTTCCATGGCCCGCGTCGATAATCATATCAGTTGCCTGATATTTTCCACTATAATGCTGTGTATACGTTGAATCTATATATTCACGTATTTCCCTCAAAGCATCATCTTCATCATATTTATACTCAATCATTGAAAAACTCCTCCAATGTGCTACAATTTATTTTTTCATGATGTTCTTTACCGGTCCAGTGTGGATAGTATTCTCTTGATAAATGAATAGACTTTGGCTTCTCCATACATTTAAAATCGAGTTCTCCTTTATCATTCATTAAATAATCTACCCATTCTATCAAATAGACATTTTCAGTACACTGTTTTTTACACTCATCTTTAAATATTAAACGAACTTCATCTCGTTCTTTCCAAGATCCATAAAAAGCAGTTCCTTTATACATCCCGGTTTTAGGAACAACCCTACTTTCATTTTCAATCGGAAGAGGTTCCCTAACACCAGCTCTAATATTTAGTTGCTTTATTTGATCAAAATATTGTCGGACAAGATCACGTGTGGCTTCTTCTGGATTTGGCTGTCTACAAAGATGATGTCTAATGTCTATATTGCCAAAATAAAACTCTAGTTTATTCAACTTAAAGTCATATAGAAAAGAAGATAAGTTTTGCTTCAATGCACCATACAAAGTCTTAAACGGATTTGAATTGACCATCCAACCAGGACGATACAAACAAATAGAATGGCTATCACCAATAGCCAACTTATCGGTAGGACTAATTAAATTAGGATCAATGGTCAAAGACTTCTCATAGATCTTAGCAAAATTATCCCAATCTACATTCCTCCACTTAGGATTAACGTCCTCTAATTTATTCTTAGATTCAAGAAGTGAAATTCTTCTTTGCAAGAAGGAATGATATTCAGGATGATTTATCTTAAGAGAATAAATTTGTCCCTTAAACTTTGAATATTGTATAACCCCGTCTATATTTGAATAGTCCTTCATGCCTCCAAATAGATTAAGACCTCCAACAACACTTTCTGCCCATTCATTTCCATGGTACACATAAAGCCGATCATAATCTGAATAATCAAACTGGTTACCAGTCATATGCACATCAACATGGATACCAGCTCTTTTAATTTGATCTGCGTATATGAATCCTTCAGCAGAACGATGAGAAGCTATGTTTTTAGAAATTGGCGTAAACGGACTTATTACTGCTGTCTTCATTTTTCTTTTCCCACTTCACATTTGGATTGACACGATCATAGATAGTTTCATCCTGAAGAATCGGTTCAGTTCCAACATTCCACATTAATATATCACGACCTGTATTTTTAGGTATATACTTCCATACTTTAGCATCATAGGTTCTGACTGTTGGAAACGGAGGAATATTCTCTTCCTTTTCAGCAACATTAAATGGTTTCGGTTCTGATATTACATCGGCACGACCAAGTTCACCAGCTTTAAGATTTCTTGCAACCGCAACACAAGTGAATTTAGCATTTGGCCAAGCAATTTGTAATGCTCTTGACAATACTCCTGTGGAAATAGCAACATATACTTCCTCCGGTTCGGGTATTTTACTTGCAACCTTTACAATTCCAGCAGTCACGAGTTCATGTCTAAGTCCTAATGGCACAAAAAAAGCATTGTTCTCCTCTGCCCATTTCATTGCTGCAGAGTTTAAATTTGGCATCGCTGCAATTCGCTTAAAAATAGGAACTGCACCGCGTTCAATGCAACAGGCTTGATGATGTGAAATTTTACCAGCCGCTGGCATAAAAAGAACTACCTTTTTATTGTGGCGTTTAGCGACGTCTAAGATCGATACACCAGCTAGACCAACTCTAGGTTGAGAATAAACAATGGTATCATGCGTACATTTAGAGATAAGAAGGTCACCACCTCTTACCTTTGTTCCAACGATAAGATCATCCCTGACTACCCTAACACCGTCATGCATGATAATTTTAGGTTCTGGATTAGGATCTTCCCATCCTTCAGCTAAACTCAAATAGTATTCTTTAGCCTTTTCCCATCCATATAGTCCTACATCTTTATTGTATCCATCAATAACATGAGTATCATGCGACATACATACTCCTAACCATTTTCTTGTACTCATCTACAGACACACCAACCTGCTTTAATATGGTATCGTCTGATGGATGAGATGTCATTCCATTAAATGTTTTTACAAGGCCTAAATCCAACATGGCCTTTTGTCTACCGAAAGGATGGTCCTTTATCTTACAGCTAGACCATACCTGATCAAAATCAAGATGATCGTAATGTGAACCAGGCCTTACATAGTTTTCAACCCAACGAATAAAATCACAACACACATCCTCTGCGTTATATGGCAAGGATCCAGTGTCTTCATATATTTTCTGCATAACCTGATCAAGAAATTGCTCTTGTGGCATTTTATTTAAAGGTTTTGCAAGATATGAAATACATTCAACTGCATTGGTTCCATAATAGAACATTGTATCACGATTTACGTATTGTGGATACCAGTCAGCAATATCTGCAACGACAGCTGAATATTGAAACTTATATACGTTTAAACCGTTTCTAGTATTCCAATCAAACATGAACTGACCAATCTCACGTATATCCTTCTTATCAGAGGTTCCCTCTAGCCATTCAGCCATCTCTCTTGCCAATCTTGGAGCGTATTCGGTAAGATAGTAGTCACCTCCTCTTTTGTAGTTAGATCCAGCTGGTGGTTTAGGAAACTTTGGAAATTGATAGCCTACAGATGTGTAGAAAGGAGTAGGATAGTGATTGACTAATTTCGTCATCTCTTCGATGTTTTTACATTGATGAAGATCAAACAAAATTGTGTTGTGATAACCAGACGGTTTAGTTGCGTAGTTGATTGCACTACCGGTTACACGATGGAGGATGAATATGTATAACCATTCTGGGAGAAAAAATTCACGATGTTTTCCAGTCCAGGCATGAGCCACATAGTCCCTTTGGCGTGTAACCTTTCCTGACTGCATCTTTTTCCAATACGGATGGCTTTCTGACCATCCGTAGAAACAATCATTTATAATCTGTGAGAAGCCTGCATATTTTCTCTCAACCACATCATAGAGCTCGACATGATGAAGTAAGTCATCTCCCATGTCAGATTCCATGTGCTTTAGCATTCCATATGGTTCTACATCTGCAACATTACATTTAATCTGCTGATCTAGCGCCATATTGTAATAGCGAATATATTCATCATAATATTCTGTAGGTTCAATCA